TGACGACGGACAGTGGAGTATGGATCAACTTCGAGCGGCATTGAAAAAGCGCTCTGAAAAGTTCGGTGACTGTGCACTGCTGTTCGGACTTTTTTTGCTGCACTTATTACAATGTGGCGCAAGTGAGCCGGCTGCAATAGGAAAATCTGTTTGTAGTAAGTTTGTAGGAACTGCAGGAAATCTTGAGACTAGAATGCCGCTAGCTAATATTATTGTTAATATATGGTGGTTTAGGTGGAGGCGAGTAGGAGAATCGAACTCCTGTACACGGATTTGCAATCCCTGCGCTTCCCTAAGGAAATCAAAGCAGTAAACCGAAAAAAGTATCAAGACAAAGCCAGAACGTCTTGCGGACTTGATACCGCGGCAAATTCCGACCGGGCAAAGAAAAACCCCGGCGCGCTGGCGGGCGCAACCGAGGCTCTCTTCAAAGGCGAAGCGGCAAAACTTCAAAAGCAGGATACGCCGAAAGCCGACACTTTAGCAACCTCGTTTTTCTGGGACCGCGCCAGCAACAGCGTCCAGCCAATGGCGGAACTTGGGGGTGCGGTATGACGGTTGCCAAGCACATCCCCCAGGATATCAAGCGGGCGTCCCGCGCAATCGGCTTTGCGCTCTGGCTTGAAAACTCCGAACAATGGTCGGGGCTGGCGTTTATCCTGCGGGCGCGTCTGAGCAGTCACCAGCGCGCATCCTTGGCGCTTGCGGCGCTTCTGTCCCTGAATGACGATGAAGCCTGCCAGCTGGTGGAAATTGCCATGCACGGACCTTCTCAGCAAGAGGAGGCCGCGTGATGGACGGTTCATTTGATGAATGGGTAGAGAAAGGGTGTCCTGGCAATGATTCCAAAATCATGGCCGGAACGGATTGCTCCATAAAGGGAACTCAACTGTATGGCACCGTCACATCGATAAAGGCGGACGGGCGAGCTATGATTAAGATGGTTTCGGGTGACTTTCGGGAAGTTGCTCTGGCTCAATTGGAAAAGGCACCGCCGCGACCGGCAAAAACAGCAAAGGCACCTAAGCCGCCGCTGAAAATTCTTTCCTATCAGGACATGATTGACATGCCTGAACCGGAATGGCTGATCGAAGGGTTGATACAAGAGGAAACGTCTGCGTTGCTTTTCGGCAAGAGCAACAGTTTCAAGTCATTCCTTGGCATCGACATTGCCGCATCAGTTGCCACTGGCCACCTGCATGGTAACTGGCATGGCCATCACATAATGGACGGTTGGCCGGTGCTGTACGTTGCCACCGAGGGCAGTCGCGGTGTAGCAAAACAGCGCATCCCCGGTTGGTATGAGGCGCACAATATTCCAGTAGAGGATCGCGACGAACTGGACTTGTACCCGCAAGAAATAGCATTGGACTGCGACCAGTCGGTTTCTGATCTGCTACGCTCTTGCGCTATCCAGTCTTTTAACTCCGGGCGAGACGATGAATGGACTAACTGGAACAGTGCTTACAGGCTAGTCGTGATCGACATTTTCGGCGCGTCGATGATGGGGCCGGAAACATCCGACGAAACAGCCCGCGCTTGGGTTCGCAATATCAACCGCATCATGCGCGAGATGAGATGTGCGGTCCTGACCATTGCCCATACCGGCTGGGCTGACCAGTCGCGGGCGCGGATGCACACCCATTTCTGGGGCAGTTTTGACACGCGGCTGATAGCCGAAGGCGACAAGGACAGCCTGACAACCATTCTCAGAGTGGACCGCCACAAGGACGCAGACAGTGCCGGTGAGTGGGGGTTCCGGATGGATAAGGTGACACTACCATACGGACAGACAACGCTTGTGCCGCGCCTCTGTGATGAAGTGCAGACGAAGCAAAAGCGGCGCGTCTCTGGCAAGCCTGCCGTCGCCCTGCAAGCCCTGTCAGAAGTTATAATCGAACAAGGCAGGACTATTGCAGGACCGAACTATCCTTCCTGCCCGGTGGTAACCCTGGATGACTGGAAAGCCATGTGCCAACGCCATGGATTGACCGACAGCGAAAACCCCGACACCGCAAGAAAAGCGTTCAACCGCGCCAAGGAAACGCTGCTCACAAAGGGCTTAATCAAACAATTCGATGACAATGTTTGGAAGGTTTCAGACGATGATTAAGGGCGGGACAAAGCGGGACAAAGCGGGACAAGTCCCGGACATGTCCGGACTGTCCGGAGCGGGACGGACAGGGACAACCCCCTATAAGGGTTGTCCCCTGTCCCGGGCTGTCTGTCTGGGTGCTCCAAATGACAATTGGCACCGCAAATTCATTCTTACTGGAAAGGGCCAAGCCATGACCGACGAAATTACACGCAAATTCTGCGACCTGACCCTGAGCCGCGCAACCGAGTTGATGCACGAGGAAGGCGCATCCGTGCCGCTCATCCTCGACCGGCTGTTGACGTATTCCGCCGCGCAGTCTTGCGTCGTCGACGCGGACGGAGCTGCGAATATGTTTCGACACATCGCCGACCAGATCGAGGCGGGTAAATTCGCTCACCTTGAGGGCAAGACACGGCAGGTGCACTAGATGTTGCGCTGCGGTCGAAAAGCTGTTATCATTTTTTGTAGAACGAGCAGCATAGTTGCGCCGTTCAAACTTCGACCGCAGCGGTCACCAAACCGCGCACGAAGCGAAAACCCAGTCGGACAGGCCTTGGCCTTCCATTTTTCGTATTCAGCGGATCGAACCAATGACCCAGAAATTCAATAACCATATCCTGACAAGCAGCGCGGTTTCGCTGGAAGTCAAGACGTCCGAAACCGGCCAAATCCAAGGATATGCCAGCACGTCTGGCAGCGTTCCGGATCGTCATGGCGATATCGTTTTGCCGGGTGCCTTCGCAAAGTCCCTGGCACGACACAAGGTGACAGGCGACATGCCGGCAATGCTCTGGTCGCACGCACAGGAACAGCCAATCGGAAAATGGCATTCCATGCACGAAGACAGCACCGGCCTGTTTGTCGAGGGTGTTCTGAACCTCAAGACCACCAAGGGCAGGGAAGCGTTTGAACACGTCAAGGCCGGAGACGCTGGCGGATTATCCATCGGCTTCACCCTTCCCGAGGGCGGGCGCGAGTACGTTGGCGACGGTGTGTTTAAGCTCAAGACGGTGGATCTTCTTGAGGTTTCCATCGTGGCAATTCCGGCAAACCCATTGGCGCGGATTACAGGCGTCAAATCTATCAACTCGAAATCTGAGGCGGTGGACATGCTGCGCGAGTGCGGTCTGTCCCGAAAGGCGGCGGCCCGCTTTGCTGCGGGCGGGTGGCCTGCTCTGAGCAATGACGACTACCGCGAGAAGGCAATGAAACTGGCGGCGCATATCGACGCTGCAATCAACAAGATGAGGCTAAAATGACATTTCACCATAAAAACCTGACGCCTATCAAGGCCGTTATTGCGGCGGGTCAGCACCTACGCACCAAAGATGCAGGCGATCCATTCGACCTGCTAACGAAGAAATTCGGCGACCTGACCGACGAGACGCTGCGCCGGATTGACGAGACGGATGGCGGTGTCGCCGAGGTCAAAGAGACATTGATGGCACTTGACCAGAAAATGTCGCGCATGGGAAATGGCGGCGGAGCACCGACGGCTGTTCCAACATGGGGGCAGGAATTCACCGAGACCAAAGCCGCAGACATTCGTGCCCTATCCGAGGCCAACCAGGGCCGGGTCAGCTTGAGCATGAAGGCCACGCTGACGACCGGTGCAACCTCCGGCGGGGCTTTGGACGTACCGACCCGCGATCAAGCGGTGATGTTGCCCAAACAGCGGCTGACCGTGAGGGACCTGTTGACCGTGATCTCCATCTCCAGCGGCGCGGTCGAGTATGCGTCACAGACCACCCGGCCGAGCGCTGCCAGCACGGTTGCGGAAGGTGCGCTCAAGCCTGAGAGCGCGATGGATTGGGAATTGAAGACGACAAGTTCCAAGGTCATCGCGCATTGGATCAAGGCTTCGCGCCAGATCCTTGAAGATGCGCCGATGCTACGCGATCTGATCGACAGCGAAATGCGCTACGGTCTGGCCATCGCGGAAGAAGTGCAACTCCTCAACGGTGACGGCATCGGGCCGAATCTGCTCGGGATGGTCACCGAGGCAACAGCCTACGCCGACCCGCTCGGGACTGCCTCGGCCAACGAGATGGACACTGTAGGCAAGGCCATCCTGCAAACGGCACTCGCTGACTTCCCTGCAAACGGCATTATCATGCATCCCGCTGATTGGTGGCGCATGCGCTTGCTGAAAGACGCTGACGGAAAGTACATCCTCGGCGATCCGCAAACGGTGGTGCAACCGTCCCTGTTCGGCCTGCCTGTCGTCGCAACCAAGGCAATGACAGTGGACAAATTTCTTGTCGGTGACTTCGCAAGCGCAGGCACGCTCTATGATCGGTGGCAACCGCGTGTCGAAACAGGATACTCTGGCGACGACTTCACCCGGAACCTTGTCACTGTGCTGGCCGAGGAACGCATCGCGTTCGCTGTGAAGCAGGGCGCGGCCCTTACTTATGGCGACTTCGGCAACGTCGCCTAATCAGAGCCTCAGCCTTGATTGAGGGCTGAGGCCACCCCAGCCGGGGGGGAGGTCGAAGGTTAAAACCGAATTCTCCTTTAACCCGCGCCCCCAGCTTTCACGCATATCCGCAGTTTAAATATTCCGAGGACACGACATGCCAGCACCACGAACACCTCTTGCAAAAGCCAAGCTGACCGGAGCCGACAAGAAAGACCCGCAACGCTACCGCGACCGATCAGAGCCGACGACGAGCGGCCTGCGTGTAGGGGATCCGCCGAGGCACATGACAGGCGCGCGCAAGGCGGCATGGCTGGACCTTGCCGCAGATCTGGGATGGCTGGAACGCGAGGACCGCGTTGCACTTGAGATTGCATCGGTGGCAATTGCTCAGGTGCGCGACCTTGTGAAAGCTGGCGAACCTGTCCCGGCGTCGCTGCTGGCGGCGGTAAACACGTCTATAGGCAAGCTGGGCGCAAGCCCGACCGACCGGGCAAAGGTGTTTCAGGCTGCGGATGATGATGACGCCGCCAACCCGTTTGCTCAGTTTCAATGATGAGGGGGGGTGAGGTCAATCTTCAAACCCTTTCAGTTGGTAACCCGTCGCACCCCTGCGTGCGCATTATTTGTTTGAAAAACGGGGGTGTGGTTGCGCCGCGACGAAATCCACGAAGCCCGCCGTTTGCGCAGGACGCGACGTCGCTCACATTATTTAAATGATAGAGGCATGACATGGCACAAGCACTTATCGGCTCCCTTCGGGTATCCCTTGGACTAGACAGCGCGCAGTTTAACAAGGGTGTCAGGGATGCGGGCAAGTCTATCCAGTCCATGCGGGTGCAGTTTGCCGCAGTGGCTGGCGCGGCGGCTGCGCTTGGGGGTGTTCTCGCAACACTGACCCTCTCATCTGCGCGGACGGCAACTGAGATTTCACGCCTTGCGCAGGTTGCCAACACGACGCCGGAAGCCCTGCAAAGATGGTCTGCGGGTGCAAAAACCGTTGGCATCGAGCAAGAAAAGCTGGCCGACATTCTCAAGGATGTAAATGACCGGGTGGGCGATTTCGTCACGACCGGCGGCGGGCCGATGGCTGACTTCTTTGAGCAGATCGCCCCTAAAATCGGGATAACGGCGGATGCGTTCCGCAACCTTTCGGGGCCGGATGCGCTGCAGTTGTTTGTCAGCAGTCTGGAAAAGGCAAACCTGAGCCAAGCCGAAATGACATTCTACATGGAGGCGATGGCGAGCGACTCGACGCTGTTGCTGCCGCTGCTTCGCGCGAACGGCACCGAAATGAACCGCCTTGCGGAAAGCTCCGCATCTCTCGGCGCTATCATGAGCGACGAGACTGTCGCGGCGCTGAACAAGGCGAATATCGCTGTCAGTGAAGTGTCTATGGCTTTCAGGGGCATGAAGAACCGGATCGCGGGCGAGGTCGCGCCAACGCTTGAAATGCTGGCGGTGGCGTTTACGAATTCAATGCGTGAGGGCGGCGCGCTTCGGTCTGTGACGGACGCCCTGATTGGCAATCTGGACCGGATCACGGCTTATATCTCCGTTGCGGTTGTTGCGTTTGGCACGCGGTATGTGGCGGCGCTCATTGCCGCTCGGCTTGCCACGATGTCGCTTGCGGGTTCCATGCTATTCCTGCGGACAGCAATTATCCGAACCGGCTTCGGCGCTTTGATTGTCGGTGCGGGCGAATTGGTTGTTCAATTCAACCGGCTGTCTGAAAAGGTCGGCGGCTTTGGGGAAGCGTTGGGGCTGCTGAAAGCAGTAGCGGTTGAGGTTCTAGGGCGGATTGTGGACGGCGCTAACTATGTCGGACATTCTTTTGAGGCTATGGCGCTGTCTATCAGGGCGAGTTTCATTCAGGCGCTCGGCACGATGGCCGCTAAGTTTGTTGAGTTCACATGGACGGTCGCGGACGGGCTAAACAATCTTTTTGGCACCAACCTGACCGGGGCGGGTGCGACAATCACGCAGGAATTGACATCGGCTTGGCGCGATGCACAGGGCGCGGCTGATGCTGCGGCGTCTGCGGCGCAAGCCTCGGCGGATGCTTTCGGCGCGCCTCTTACCAGTCTTGCGGCGTTGCGTGCTGCGGCGTCGGCGACGGCTACGGAGGTCGGCGGGATCGCTGACGAAGCGGGCCGTATCGCCCCCGCGATTGACGGTGGCGGGGAAGACGGCGGCGGAAGCGCAAAGGACAAGCTCAAGGAAATCGCTGACGCTGCCGAAAAAGCAAAGGAAGCGGCGAAGCAAGCAGCAGACCAGATCAAAGCCTCGTTTACGGATGCCTTCAAGGGCGTGATTACCGGCGCGACTTCGTTAAAGGAGGCGCTGGCTAATATCCTCGGCAGTATCGCGGATATGTTCCTGAATAGCGTTGGGGATTTTTTGTTCTCCGGAATTTCCAGCTCGTTGGGCAGCTTGGTGCCCATTCCGGCGCACGCGTCTGGCACAAACTACGCGCCTGGTGGCCTTTCACTTGTCGGTGAGCGGGGGCCGGAACTGGTCAACCTGCCGCGCGGGTCGCAGGTTATCCCGAACCACAAGCTGCCAAGCGGTGGCGGGGGTCGCTCCGAGATTGTGCTTCACGCGCCTGAGGGGTTCACCGCGCAACAGATCGGGCAGATTGAAGGCGTGTCGGTGCGCGTCGTGCAAACGGGTCTCAAGCAGTATTCTGACAATGCGTTTCCAAGAATGCAGGAAAAAGTGCGGAACGATCCACGGGTAAGGGGCTAACGCCAGCATCGCGGCGCGGGTGGCGAATATGCCAAGGGGCGCAAATCAATATGACAGAGCATCTGCAAATTTGCAGACCCTACCGCAGCTATCCTTGTCCGAACAGGCTGCACCGCGTCCGCCCCTTACTTGCGAAGCCTTACACCAGCACCGCCGCCATTCTCTGCAATGAACTCGACCCCGGCTTGTTCGAGGACGGTAAGGATACCCTGAACGGTCGCAGGCTTTAATTCTTCGCCACGTTCAAAGCGAGAGATGGTATTTGGCGAAACGCCAGCCTTCTCCGCTAATTCACGCAAGCCAAGCCCTGTTGCCGCGCGGGCCATCTTACATTGTGTGGGGTTCATTTTGATAGCACCGCTACTTTTTTGTTTGACAGTTGATAAGCTATAATGGTAGCCCTGCTATCACAATAACACATTCGGAGGACGAAACAATGACAAATGATAACGCCGCTCTGGCGAACGATACCGGCTTGCCCGCGCTGCTGGCACACATCGACGACATGCAGACGCTATCGTTTCAAGCTGATGAACTGATGAGGGTTGTTCTGCACCTTGAAAATGAAGGCGCTTGTGAGGGCGGGCGGCAACTTCTCTCAGAAATGATTGCGGAGAAGATCAAGCGGATCAACAGCGGCTTGGACTGCGTAAACCTGCCAAAGGTGGCGACATGAGTAACAGAATTTATGAAGAAGGCGGCGGCGATAGCGCAGAATTCATCGCATACCGCCTGCATGGGCTTTGTAAGGTGGGCGCTGCTGCGTCTGACACCGTTCTCAACATCGACCTGCAAAAGGGAGGCTACACCGACCTGTTC